TTGAAAAATACCGCAGACAGGCAGGTGCAGGCTCGGGCGGAACCGAGCTTGACCTTGACGCCGCGCGCGCTGAAATCGGGCGCAGGCTGGCTCTCCTCCGCAACGTCGGAGACGGTTGACGCATTTCTGGAAGGGCTGAGTGACAACGCGTTGCTGGCGCTTCCGTGGATGTTCGAATTCTGGGCATTGCCGCATCAGTTGGCGCCCGAAGGATCATGGAAAAGTTGGGTGATTATGGGCGGGCGCGGTGCGGGGAAAACCCGGGCCGGCGCCGAATGGGTGCGATATGAGGTCGAGGGTTCGGGGCCGTTTGACCCTGGTCGCGCCCGGCGGGTGGCGCTGGTGGGAGAAACGATTGACCAGGTGCGCGAAGTGATGGTGCTGGGCGACAGTGGCATCATTGCCTGCTCTCCCCCTGACCGGCGGCCGCATTGGGAGGCGACGCGGCACCGGCTTGTCTGGCCCAATGGCGCGACGGCGCAGGCGTTTTCGGCGTGTAACCCGGAAAGCCTGCGCGGGCCACAGTTTGATGCGGCTTGGGTGGACGAGTTGGCGAAGTGGAAAAGCGGGCAGGACGCCTGGGACATGTTGCAGTTTGCGCTGAGGCTTGGCGAGCATCCGCGCCAGGTGGTGACGACAACGCCGCGTAATGTGGGAGTGCTGAAGGCTATATTGAAAAACCCCTCGACGGTGGCGACCCATGCGCCGACCGAGGCCAATCGCGCCTATCTGGCGGCATCGTTTCTGGAAGAGGTTGAGCGGCGCTATGCGGGCACAACGCTGGGGCGGCAGGAGTTGGAGGGCCAGTTGCTGGAGGAGGTCGAAGGGGCCTTGTGGTCGCTGTCTGAGATCGAGGCGGCGCGGGTGGTGAAGGCACCGCGACTTGACCGTGTGGTGGTGGCGGTGGACCCGCCTGTGACGGGCCATGCCGGGTCGGATGAATGCGGGATTCTGGTTGTCGGGGCCGTGACCAAAGGCCCGCCGCAAGATTGGTGCGCCTATGTGCTGGAGGATGCCAGCGTCAGCGCGGCCTCGCCCGACGCCTGGGCGCGGGCGGCCATTGCGGCGGCGGAACGCCATGGGGCGGAACGTGTGGTGGCCGAGGTTAACCAGGGCGGCGATATGGTGGAAAGCATCATCCGTTCGATTGCGCCGATGGTGCCTTACCGGGCGGTGCGCGCGACGAGGGGCAAGGTGACGCGGGCGGAACCCGTGGCGGCGCTTTATGAGCAGGGGCGGGTTTGCCACCTGCCAGGGCTTGGCGCGCTGGAGGATCAGATGAGCCAGATGGCGTTGCAGGGTTACCTTGGCAAGGGTAGCCCCGACCGGGTTGATGCGCTTGTCTGGGCGCTGACCGATCTGATGCTGGACGCCTCGTCGAAGTGGCAGAACCCCACCGTTCGCACACTTTAAGACTTTTAAAACAAATTCACCGAAAACAGTTCTCAACAAAGCGGGGCGCAGATGCCTTGCCCCCCTGGCCTTTGGGCCGGGGGGCGTCGAGAGAAAGAGGAGCTGACCCAGATGGTTTTCGACTTCCTGAAACGCGCGGAGCCTGTGGTGCCGGAACAAAAGGCATCGGCTGCGGGGCCGGTGATCAACTATGCCGGTTCGGGCCGCGTCGCGTGGAGCCCGCGTGACACGGTGAGCCTGACTAAAACAGGGTTTTTGGGCAATCCGATCGGATTTCGGTCGGTCAAACTGATTGCCGAAGCGGCGGCGGCCCTGCCCTTGGTGTTGCAAGACAGCGAGCGCCGCTACGAGGTTCACCCGCTGCTGTCGCTGATCCGCCGGCCCAACCAGATGCTGGGCCGGGCCGAGATGTTTGAAGCGATTTACGGGCAACTGCTGCTGTCGGGCAATGCCTATATCGAGGCGGTTCCGGGGCCGCAGGCCTTGCCGGCAGAGTTGCATGTTTTGCGCTCAGACCGGATGAGCCTGGTGCCGGGGGCGGATGGCTGGCCGGTGGCGTATGATTACACGGTTGGCAACCGCAAGCACCGTTTTGATATGACGACGGGCCTGAACCCGATCTGCCATATCCGCAACTTTCATCCGCAAGATGACCATTATGGGTTCTCGCCGATGCAGGCGGCGGCGGTGGCGCTGGATGTGCATGTCGCGGCCTCGCATTGGTCGAAAGCCTTGTTGGACAATGCGGCAAGGCCCAGCGGTGCGATTATCTATAAGGGGGTAGACGGGCAATCGCAGCTTACGCCGGAACAATATGACCGGTTGCAGAACGAGATGGCGGCGCATCATCAGGGTGCGCGCAATGCCGGGCGACCAATGCTGCTTGAAGGCGGGCTTGATTGGCGGCCGATGGGGTTCAGCCCATCAGATATGGAATTTCAGAAGACCAAAGAGGCGGCGGCGCGCGATATCGCCATTGCCTTTGGGGTGCCGCCGATGCTGCTGGGTATCCCTGGTGACGCGACCTATGCCAATTACCAGGAGGCCAACCGCGCGTTTTACCGGCTGACCATTCTGCCGCTTGTGGCCAAGGTGACGGCGGCGCTTTCTTACTGGCTGTCGGGGTTCAGCGGAGAAGACGTAGAGATGAAACCCGACCCTGATCAGGTTCCGGCGCTGGCGGCCGAGCGGGATCAGCAATGGGCGCGCGTCGGGGCTGCAGATTTTCTGACTGTGGCAGAAAAGCGCGCTTTGCTGGGGCTGCCTGCCATTGCGGAGCCGCAATGACAGAGCGGGGCAAATCTGCTGGCGGGTCGCGCTTTCTTTACGACAGTTTTGATGTGGCGGCGGCGGCGCGGATCGACGCGAATGAGCGTGTCGCCGAGGAGCGCTGGACCGGGTTGGAATACCGGCTGGGACAGATTGAGGGCTCGTTGGAGCGGCTGGAAAAGCGGCTTTGGCTGGGGGTTTACGGGGTCGCGGCCTTCCTGCTGACGCAGGGGGCAGAGGCGTTGTTGAAAGCGGCTATGAGGTAGAGTGATGGGATATATGGATAATTACGGCGCACCGGAACGTAAGTTTCAGCAACCCGAAACGGGGTTGGTGGTAACAGATGGCCACCGCGTTGAAGGCTATGCCAGCCTGTTTGGCAAGCAAGATCAGGGTGGCGATGTGGTGCAGGCCGGGGCTTATAAGGCCAGCCTTAAGGCGCTGACGGCCCGCAATCGCCGAGTCAAGATGTTGTGGCAGCACGACCCTTCGCAGCCGATCGGGGTATGGGATGAGGTGCGCGAAGATGGCACCGGGCTTTATGTCAAAGGCCGCATCTTGACCGAGGTTGAAAAGGGGCGCGAGGCGGCGGCGCTGCTGGCGGCGGGTGCGATTGACGGGCTTTCTATTGGCTATCGCACGCTGCGGGCTGAAAAGGACGGCAAGGGCCGTCGGCTTTTGTCGGAACTGGAGCTTTGGGAGGTTTCTCTGGTGACCTTCCCGATGCTTCCCGAGGCGCGGGTTGCCGCAAAGGCCGATGCCCCTGACGACGCCTGGCACAGTATCGCGCGGATCTTCGACGCCGCACGTCAGGATCTGGCGGGGCGCTGAGGCGCCACTCACAAAACACCCAAAAAGGAGAGACAATGACCGAGACAAAGTCACGGGCCGGGGAAGATTTGCCCCGCGCTCAGAACCCGGCTGCGGAAGTGAAATCGGCGATTGCCGGGTTCCTATCAGAATTCAGCGGCTTTCAGGCCGAACTGAAGACAACGTTGAAACAACAGGAAGAGCGACTGACCATGCTTGATCGGAAAACCATGACTTACGGACGCCCGGCGCTTTCGGCTTCGGCCGAGATTGACGTGCCTCATATCAAGGCCTTTGACGCTTATCTGCGTTCCGGCGATGACGACGGGCTGCGCGGCCTTGTGCTGGAAGGCAAGGCGCTGAACAGTTCGGTGAATGCGGACGGCGGCTATCTGGTCGATCCGCAGACCACCGAAATTATCCGCTCCAGCCTGAAATCGACCTCGTCTATCCGGGCGATTGCCAATGTAGTGCAGGTTGAGGCGACGTCATTTGATGTGCTGATCGACCATTCCGATGTTGGGTCGGGCTGGGCAACCGAGGTCGGGCCGGTGACCGAAAGCGCCACTCCGGTAATCGAGCGGATCTCTATCCCGCTGCATGAATTGTCGGCGATGCCGAAGGCCAGCCAGCGTCTGCTGGATGACAGCGCCTTTGACGTTGAGGGCTGGCTTGGCGGGCGGATCGCCGACAAGTTCATGCGCGCCGAGGCGTCGTCTTTTGTGTCGGGCAATGGCATCGACAAACCGCGCGGTTTCCTGAACCACACAACGGTTGCCGATGCGGTCTGGACCTGGGGGAACCTTGGCTATGTTGCCACAGGGGCTGCGGGCGATTTCTCGGCTGTGAATCCGGTCGATGTGATTGTTGACCTGGTTTACGCGCTTGATGCCACTTACCGCGCCAATGCGACCTTTGTCATGAACTCTAAAACGGCGGGTGCCGTGCGCAAGATGAAGGATATTGATGGCCGTTTCCTGTGGTCGGATGGTCTGGCGGCGGCAGAACCTGCGCGGCTGATGGGCTATCCGGTGCTGATTGCCGAAGATATGCCGGATATTGCGGGCGGGGCGTTTGCCATCGCGTTTGGTGACTTTGCTTCGGGCTACACCATTGCCGAGCGCCCGGATTTGCGCGTCATGCGCGACCCCTTCAGCGCCAAGCCGCATGTTCTGTTCTACGCAACCAAGCGCGTCGGCGGCGATGTCAGCGATTTTGCGGCGATCAAACTTCTGAAATTCGCGGTGTCCTGACGGGCAACGTGAATACCCGGCCGCTTTTGTAAAAGGGGCCGGGTTTAGGGGCGCGCACTGGGGTTCGACCCTGACCCGGGTCGTCTAGCTGCTCCCTCCGTTCGAGCGATGCGGGGTGCGTGCCCATTCTATGCGGCGGAACCATGGAGAACAAAGAATGATGTTAGTCGAGCAAACCACAGTTCCGGCGGCGGCCCTTCCGGTTGCGGCGCTGAAAAACCATCTGCGACTTGGCACCGGGTTTGCCGATGACGGGATGCAGGATGCGCTGGTGGAAAGCTATCTGCGCGCGGCAATTGCGGCGATTGAGGGCCGGATTGGCAAAGCGCTGATGGCGCGGGATTTCAAGTGGAGCCTCGAGGATTGGCGCGGTGGCGGCGAACAGGCGCTGCCGGTGGCCCCGGTGTCGCAGCTGCTGTCGGTTTCACTGTTGAATGCCCTGGGTTTGGCCGAGCTTGTGCCTGATACGATGTATCGTCTGTTTCAGGATACGCATCGCCCGAAAGTGCAGGCAACGGGGTATCTGCTGCCGCAGGTGCCGATGGGCGGCGGGATCGAGATTGTTTTTACCGCAGGCTTTGGCCCGGCCTGGGCTGATGTTCCGGCAGACCTGGCCCAGGCCGTGATGTTGCTTTCAGCCGAGTATTATGAGCGCCGCCACGAAGGCGGAAATCGCGCCGATGGCGGATTGCCTTTTAGTGTTGTGACGCTGATTGAGCGGTGGCGGACGGTGCGGGTTCTGGGCGGAGGTGCCGCATGAAACCGATTTATCTGTCACGGAAACTTGACCTCGAGGAAGCGGTTGAACTGCCCGACGGCCTTGGCGGCCTGAGCACCAGTTGGGCCAAACTGGGCACGTTGTGGGCCGAGATTGTGCCGGGTTCGGGGCGGGATCGTGCGGGCGAAGAGGTGGTTTTGTCCGCCGTTCTTTACCGTATCACGGTGCGCGGTGCCCCCGTCGGGGCGGCGTCTCGCCCCAAAGCCGGGCAGCGATTTCGCGCGGGGAAGCGGGTTTACCCCATCCTCGCGGTGACCGAGCGCGATGAGGGCGGGCAGTATCTGCGCTGCTTTGTTCGAGAGGAGACCCCGGCATGAGTTATGCATCGGCGGCGGCGCTTCAGGCCGCAATTTACGCGCGATTGACGGCGGCGACGGCTTTGGCGGGGGTTTCGGTGCTGGACGGCGTGCCCGCGGGCGGCGGAACCGGAACCTTTCTGCTGCTTGGGCCGGAAACTGCGCTGGACCGGTCTGACAAGTCTGGGGGCGGTGCCGAACATCGGCTGGTGATTTCGGTGATCAGCGATGCTGCGGGTTTTCAGGCGTCAAAGGAAATTGGCGTGGCTGTCTGCGACGCCCTGATTGATGCGCCGCTGGTGCTAACGCGGGGCCACCTGGTTGCCATTCAGTTTCTGCGCGCGGTGGCAAAGCGTTTGGGCCAAGGCGGCACACGGCGGATTGATCTGACGTTTCGGGCAAGGGTGGAAACCTGACTCTGCTGACCCGCTCCCGGAAACGGTGAAACGCAAAGGCGGTTGGCACAGGCCAGCGGCTGCACTCAAATTCAAAACGGAGATGACATATGGCTGTGCAAAGCGGCAAGGACCTTCTGATCAAACTGGATATGACCGGCGACGGCCTGTTTGAAACCATCGCTGGCCTGCGGGCAACGCGCATCACTTTTAACGCCGAAACGGTGGATGTCACCAGTCTGGAAAGCCAGGGGGGGTGGCGCGAACTGCTGGCGGGCGCGGGGGTGAAAACGGCCTCTATCTCTGGCTCGGGGGTGTTTCGCGATGCGGGCACAGATGAGCGCGCCCGGCAGATTTTTTTCGGTGGTGAAATCCCTGCTTTTCAGGTGATCATTCCGAATTTTGGCATTGTTCAGGGGCTGTTCCAGCTTTCGGCGATTGAATACGCGGGCAGCTATAATGGTGAGGCGACATATGACCTGACGATGGCCTCGGCGGGCGCCCTTACCTTTACGGCGTTGTGATGGCGAACCCGTGGAGCGGCGAAGTGGCGGTGATGCTGAACGGCGAGCGCCATGTTGCGCGGCTGACGTTGGGGGCGCTGGCCGAGTTGGAGGCCGCGCTGGACGCGGGATCGCTGATTGAACTGGTGGAACGGTTTGAGGCGGGGCGCTTTTCGACCCGCGATGTTCTGGCGCTGCTGGTGGCGGGGTTGCGCGGTGGAGGCTGGGCTGGAACGGCGGCCGACCTGCGCACGGTCGAGATTGGCGGTGGACCGCTGGAGGCGGCGCGGGCGGCGGCTGAATTGCTGGCGCGGGCTTTTGCGGTGCCGGGCGAAACATGAGCGCGATCGACTGGGCCGGGCTGATGAAAGTTGGCCTGCACGGGCTGGGCCTGACGCCGGATGTGTTCTGGCGTCTGACCCCGGCAGAGTTGCGGATCATGCTGGGGGCGGATGCGTCGGCCTCGCCATTGACGCGCGCGCGTCTGGATGACCTGGCGCGCGCATTTCCGGATGTAAGGAAGGAGCCTGATGATGGCTGATATTCAGGGATTGCAAGACCAGATTGCGGCGCTGGAGGTCTCGCTTGAGGGGACGGCAGGGGTTGCGGGTGCGTTTGAGGGCGAGTTGTCACGATTGCGCGAAAGCCTGGTGTTTACGGGCCGCGAGGTGACGACGCTGTCGACCAGTATTGGCGGCAGTTTGCGGCGCGCTTTTGATGGCGTGGTGTTTGATGGGCTTAAGCTGTCAGATGCGTTGAAGGGGGTGGCGCAGTCGATGATCGATACGGTGTATTCGGTTGCGATGAAGCCGGTGCAGAATGCCCTGGGGGGCCTGGTTGCCAACGGAATGAATGCGCTTGTCAGCGGGGTGATGCCCTTTGAAAAGGGCGGAACTTTTGTGCAGGGGCGGGTGATGCCCTTTGCCAAGGGCGGTGTTGTGGCGTCGCCGCAGACCTTCCCGATGCGAGGCGGAACCGGGCTGATGGGCGAAGCCGGACCAGAGGCCATCATGCCGCTGGCGCGCGGGGCTGACGGGCGCCTTGGGGTTCAGGCTGCGGGCGGCGGCAGGCCTGTCACGGTGGTGATGAACATTCAGACGCCGGACGTTCAGGGATTTCAGCGCAGCCAAAGCCAGATCGCAGCCCAGGCTGCGCGGGCTTTGTCGCGCGGGCAACGCAACAGGTAAGGGGGCACAATGTCTTTTCACGAAATTCGCTTTCCGAGCAATCTGAGCTTTGGGTCGGTCGGGGGCCCCGAGCGACGCACCGATATTGTGACGCTGACCAACGGTTTTGAAGAGCGCAACACGCCCTGGGCACATTCTCGGCGCCGCTACGATGCGGGTGTGGGGCTGCGCAGCCTGAATGATGTTGAGGCGCTGATAGCGTTTTACGAGGCGCGCCGGGGGCAGTTGTTCGGGTTTCGCTGGAAAGATTGGGCGGATTACAAAAGCAGCAAGGCCTCTGACGCGACCAGCCCGACCGATCAGGATATTGGGATTGGTGACGGCGAATTGCTGAGTTTTTCGCTGATCAAGACCTATCGTTCGGGCCAGGAAAGCTATGTAAGACCGATCAAAAAACCGGTTTTGGGCAGCGTTCTGGTTGCTTTGGGCGGTGACCAGAAGGTGGAAAGCATCGAGTTTTCTGTCGATCCGAACACAGGCATCATCAGCTTTCCAACCCCGCCGGCGGCAGGGGTGCGGATTACGGCAGGGTATGAATTTGACGTGCCGGTTCGGTTTGATACCGACCGAATTCAAACCTCGGTGGCGTCGTTTCGGGCGGGCGAAGTTCCGTCAGTTCCAGTGGTGGAGGTGCGCGTGTGATGACAGGGATTTACAAACATCTTGAAAGTGGGGCGACGACTGTTTGCCATGCTTGGGCGATCACCCGCGCGGACGGAACAGTGTTCGGCTTTACCGATCACGACACCGACCTTGCGTTTGAGGGATTTTTGTTCAAGGCCAATTCGGGTCTGACGGCAAAGGCCTTGCAGCAGACGACGGGGCTGTCAGTCGACAACTCAGAAGCAATGGGCGCATTATCTGACCTGTCAGTCACCGAGGCTGACCTTTTGGCCGGGCGATTTGACAGCGCCGGGCTTTGCGGTTGGCTGGTGAACTGGGCCAATCCCGATGACAGGATCTTGCAGTTTCGCGGAACCCTGGGGGAAGTTGTGCGCTCTGGCGGGGCGTTTCAGGCGGAGATGCGCGGCCTGACAGAATTATTGAACCAGCCGCAGGGCCGCGTTTTTCAGCGCAGTTGCCCGGCGGTTCTGGGGGACCAGAAATGTCGTTTTGATTTGGGACAGGCGGGGTTTTCGGTCGAAGCGGTAGCGGGCGGCGTGCAGGACAAGCGGGTTTTTTACTTTGAGGACCTGAGCAACTATGCACACCGCTGGTTCGAGCGCGGGCGGATTGTCGTTCTGTCGGGCGCCGCAAAAGGCCTGATCGGAATTATCAAGAATGATCATTTGGCCGCTGGCGGGCGTGTGGTCGAACTTTGGCAACCGTTGGGGCCAGAGATTGGGGCCGGAGACCTGATCAGGCTGGAAGCCGGCTGCGATAAGCAGGCTGAAACCTGCCGGGTGAAATTTGCGAATTTTGTCAATTTTCGGGGCTTTCCCGACATTCCCGGCGAGGACTGGTTGACGTCTTACCCTGTCTCGGCCGGTCTGAATGAGGGTGGGAGTTTGGTGCGATGACAGCTTTGCAGCAACGCGTTCTTTCCGAGGCCCGCATCTGGCTCGGAACGCCCTATGTCCACCAGGCAAGCGTTTGTCAGGCTGGCACTGACTGTCTTGGCTTGCTGCGCGGTGTCTGGCGCGCAGTCTATGGGCAAGAGCCGCAAATTGTTCCCGCTTATACTGCCGACTGGGCAGAACCAGACCGGCGCGAGGTTTTGTTGGCCGCAGCACAGCGTTGGCTGCGCGGCAAAGACATGATGGATGAGGCTCCCGGAGATGTTTTGCTGTTTCGGATGCGCGACGGCAGCATTGCCAAACATCTTGGCATCGCGGGTCGCGTTGGGGCCGGGGCCAGCTTTATCCACGCCTACACCGGGCACGGGGTTGTCGAAAGCCCGCTGTCTGATCCCTGGAGACGCCGCCTGGTGGCGCGATTTGAATTTCCGGAAGGAGCATATTGAATGGCTACGATTTTACTGTCTGCTGCGGGGGCCGCTGTTGGCGCAGGGTTTGGGGGCACGGTTCTGGGGCTTTCGGGGGCTGTGATTGGCCGCGCGGTCGGCGCGACCCTGGGGCGTGTAATCGACCAGCGCCTGATGGGCAGTGGATCGGAAACCGTTGAAACCGGCCATATCGAGCGGTTTCGCCTTTCCGGCGCGTCGGAAGGGGCACCGGTGGGGCAGGCCTATGGTCGTGTTCGCACTGCGGGGCAGATCATCTGGGCGACCCAATTTCAGGAACATGTGTCGCGGCAAACAAGCGGTGGTAAAGGCGGTGGTGCCCCGAAACAGACCGTCATCAGCTATTCTTATAGTGCCAGTTTTGCCGTTGCCCTGTGCGAAGGTGAAATTGACGGCATCGGACGCATTTGGGCAGATGGCGTGGAAATCAGCGCCTCTGAACTGAATATGCGGGTCTACAGGGGCAGCGAAGATCAACTTCCTGATCCAAAAATCGAGGCGGTAGAAGGCAGCGGCAACGCAACCGGCTATCGTGGCATTGCTTATGTCGTGATCGAAGACCTGGGATTGTCACGCTTTGGCAACCGTGTTCCGCAACTGAACTTTGAGGTGATCCGATCGGCGCAGGGCGCGAAGGCGACAGAACTGGGCGGGCTGCGTGAAGCGGTGCGCGCCGTGGCGATGATGCCGGGGACGGGGGAATATGCGTTGGCGACAACTGCGCTGCACTACAGCGATGGCCCCGGTGTTTCACGCAGCGCCAATGTTCACTCGCCCGCCGGAGAGAGTGACTTTGCGGCCTCGCTGAAGCAGCTTTCAACAGAATTGCCAAACGTAGGGTCGGTGTCGCTGATCATGTCGTGGTTTGGGGGTGATTTGCGCTGTGGTAGCTGCGATATCATGCCGAAGGTTGAACAAAACCAGCAGGATGCAGAAAAAATGGCCTGGCGCTCTGGCGGCGTTATGCGTGCCAATGCTGCTGTAGTTCCCAAAGTTTCGGGGCGGTCGATCTATGGTGGCACACCTTCGGACGCGTCAGTTGTTGAGGCAATCCGGGCGCTGCGTCTGGATGGGAAAGAGGTGATGTTTTACCCCTTTATTCTGATGGATCAGCTGGCGGGCAATGGCCTGACAGACCCACACACCGGCGCGGCCAATCAGGCTGAATTGCCGTGGCGCGGTCGGATCACGCTGTCGATGGCACCGGGAACCGAAGGCACGCCAGACCAGACAGCGGCGGCCGAGGCCGAAGTTGCGGCCTTCTTTGGCGCGGCGCAGGTTTCAGATTTCAGCGCCAATGGGCAAGAGATAGGGTTCAACGGCCCAGCCGATTGGGGCTATCGGCGGTTTATCTTGCATTGCGCCACAGTTTGCGCTGTTGCAGGGGGTGTTGACAGCTTCTGCATTGGGTCGGAAATGCGCGGGCTTACGCAAATTCGCGGCGTGGGCGGCAACTTTCCGGCCGTCGATGCGCTGCGGGCACTTGCCGCTGATGTGCGCCAGATTCTGGGGCCAGACACAAAGCTGACCTATGCTGCTGATTGGTCAGAGTATTTTGGATATCACGTTGATGAAAATGTCTTTTTTCATCTCGATCCGCTTTGGGCCGACCCGGAAATTGATATGATCGGCATCGACAATTACATGCCGCTGGCCGATTGGCGAGATGGCGACGCCCACGCTGATAACGCCTGGGGCGCAGTCTACAATCTTGACTATCTGAAGTCGAATATTGCCGGGGGCGAGGGCTTTGCATGGTATTATGATGGGCCCGAAGGCCAGCAAGCACAGCGCCGGACGCCGATAGAAGACGCCGCTTATGACGAACCCTGGATCTACCGCTACAAAGATCTGCGGGGTTGGTGGGCCAACGAACATTTTGACCGGATCGCAGGCGTGCGGCAGCCGCAACCGACGGCCTGGGTGCCGCAGTCAAAGCCAATCTGGTTCACCGAATACGGCTGTGCTGCAATTGACAAAGGGGCAAACCAACCCAATAAGTTTCTCGACCCGAAATCATCGGAATCTGCTTTGCCAGCCTATTCAAACGGGCGACGCGATGACACGATGCAAATGCAGTATTTGCGCGCAATGGCAGATTACTGGACGTCGCCTGCGAACAACCCGGTGTCTGTGGTCTATAATGCGCCGATGCTTGACTTTGCGCATGCACATGCCTGGGCCTGGGATGCGCGGCCGTTTCCGGTATTTCCGAACAACGCAGCACTTTGGTCTGATGGCGAGAATTATTCGCGGGGTCATTGGCTGACAGGGCGGGCAACCAACCAGTCACTGGCTGCCGTTGTGGCCGATATCTGCGAACGCTCGGGCGTGACCGATTTTGATGTCAGCAGGCTTTATGGCGTGGTTCGCGGCTACGTCCCCGAGGGTTTGGGCACCGCACGCGCCGCCTTGCAACCCTTGATGCTTGCCTATGGTTTTGAGGCCATTGAGCGGAACGGAACCCTGCGTTTTCAAATGCGCTCTCTGGGCAGGGCCACGGCGATTGACGCTGGCACCCTGGTTGACTCGCGTTTGCTTGACGGTGCAATTGAAACTACGCGTGCGCCTGAGGCCGAGATTGCCGGGCGCGTCCGGCTGGGCTTTATCGAGGCCGAGGGCAATTTTACCGTGCGTCAGGCCGAAGCTATTTTCCCCGACGAGGTCAGTTTTGCCGTATCGCAAAGCGAGGTGCCCCTTAGCCTGACCGCTGCCGAGGGGCGGGGCGTAGCCGAACGCTGGTTGTCAGAGGCACGGGTTGCACGGGATACGGCGCGGTTCGTTTTGCCGCCGTCGGCCTTTCACCTTGGCGTCGGCGATTCCGTTAGCCTGAACGATACTCTCTACCGCATTGACCGGATTGAGCAGGGCGAGGCCGGACTCGTCGATGCGGTGCGCACAGAGCCATCAGTTTACACGTCGTCGGATGCTGCGGATGCGCGCGTTGCCGCCACGCGCTTTGTTGCTCAGGCCCCGGTGTTTCCGATCCTGATGGACTTGCCGCTGTTGACCGGTGATGAGGTGCCGCACGCCCCCCATATTGCCGTGACGGCGCAGCCCTGGCCCGGCAGTGTCGCCGTTTGGAGCGCGGTTGAAGATGCCGATTACGCGCTAAACACCGTTGTTCAGGAAATCTCTGTCATCGGCGTCACGCAAACGTCGCTGTTTGCGGCGCAGCCCGGCTTGTGGGATCGTGGCGATGCTTTGCGTGTCAAAATCAGCAGTGGCTCGCTGAGCAATGCGTCAGAACTTTCTGTGTTAAACGGAGCGAACGTCATGGCGATCGGTGACGGCTCGGCTGATAAATGGGAAGTTTTTCAATTCAGCGATGCGTTGCTTGTCGGGCAAAATACGTATGAGCTGCGAAACCGTCTGCGCGGGCAACTTGGAACAGACGCAACCAGGCCTGACACTTGGCCGGTCGGAAGCCTGGTTGTCTTGCTGAATGGCGCGCCGCAACAAATTGACCTTGCCCTAAATGCGCGTGGCCTGCCGCGCAACTACCGGATAGGGGCCGCCGCACGGGGGCTGGAAGATCCGAATGTTCTTCACCTGGTTGAAACGTTTGCCGGTATTGGTCTGCGGCCCTACGCACCCGTGCATCTGAAAACGGTGCCACAGGAGAATGGCGATATGGCGGTAAACTGGATACGTCGGACGCGGATAGAGGGCGACCGCTGGGACGAGATTGAGGTGCCTCTGGCCGAAGAGACAGAGACGTATCTGTTGCGCATCCTCAAAGATGAAACCATCCTGCGAGAGGTCATTCTGCCCACTCCGCAATGGGTCTATTCTGCGGTGGATCAGGTGACTGACCATGCGGCAATGCAGGCGGCTGGCCTGATGGGGGCTGGTTATACGGTTGCCGTGGCGCAGTTATCGGCGCGCTTTGGGCCGGGGCCTTATCGCCAAATTCTGGTTGCGGGCTGAGTGGCCTGATGCGCAGCCTGCTTTGGGGCGATATCATTGCAGCTGCCCGCTATCTGGCAGCCGTTCCGGCCCCGCGCCGGGAAACAGAAACCAGGGCATTGTTTTGGCGCGCCCATATTGCGGATAAGGTGATGAAGCGACTGCGCCGTCCGCATTCGGTTTGGGGCAATGGCAGCCTGACGGCTGCGGCCTCGGCCTCTGATTTGGCGCGGCAACCCGAACGTTTCGCCACTGATCCGGCCTTTCTCGACGCGCTTTTGCATGTGCTGACCTTTCAGAACGCCCGCCTGATACGGCACAGGCAAAAGAAATCTCTGCGCTAAGCTTGGATTACTGCGGCAAAACGATATATGCAGGGGGAAGGCAGACAGAAAAGAGGCCCGGTATGGCGCAGACAAAACAGCAGGTGGCAAGTGTTGATCCGGTCTGGAACCGCATCTGCGCCGAAGGGTTTGAGGCGATCAACGCCGAGCCGTTGCTGGGCGGGCTGATCCATTCCAGCCTGTTGCATCACCCCTCGTTTGAGCGCGCGCTGGCCTACCGCTTCTCGCTTAAGCTTGCCTCGGCCGAGATGAGCGAACAGATTTTGCGCGAAATCGCCGATGAGGCCTATGAAACAGACGCCGATCTGTCGCAGGCGTCGCGCGCCGATCTCGTCGCAGTAAATGATCGTGACCCGGCCTGTGACCGTTATCTGCAACCCATCCTGTTTTTCAAGGGTTTTCAAGCACTTCAGGCTTATCGGGTGGGCCATTGGCTTTGGCGCCAAGGCCGCAAGGATATGGCTTATTTCGTGCAGATGCGGATTTCAGAGGCATTTGGCGTCGATATTCACCCCGCCGCCCGGCTTGGCCGCGGCATTATGATCGACCACGCCCATTCGATTGTGATCGGTGAAACGGCGGTTGTTGGCGACAATGTGTCGATGCTGCATTCGGTTACCCTGGGCGGGACCGGTAAGGAACATGGCGACCGCCACCCGAAAATCGGCAATGGCGTGATGATCGGGGCGGGGGCAAAGGTGCTGGGCAATATCCACGTCGGGCGTTGCAGCCGCATCGCGGCAGGGTCTGTGGTCTTGCAGGATGTGCCGCCGTGCAAAACCGTCGCCGGCGTTCCGGCGCGGGTGGTGGGCGAGGCCGGTTGCGATCAGCCCTCTGTCTCGATGAACCAGACATTGACGCCTGACATGCCCGACGCCTAG